TTTTGCCAGAAACAGAGATAGAAAAACATACAGATTGTATGTTATGGAAAAGTAAACGTACATACAAATGGCTTATGTCACAAAAAAACAATGCAGATACAACAGGTGGTAGAGCAATATACGAAATGGTTTATTTAAATAAAGCATTTGTAGAAGGTATAACAATGTTTAATTCAGAAGATATTGACCAATGTAGAGATGTCAATAGAGTTGTTGGGCAGGTACCTGCAGGGACATACCTAGTTGCAGGACTTGACCCAGCTTCTACAGGATTCCAGGCTTGTTTTCTTTGGGCTATAAATCCAGATACAGGAATGATGTATCTAGTAGATATAGAAAACGAAGAAGGCGGAGGAGTTATACAAGCTAAAAAATCTATAAAGAAATGGTATGAACAATACAGTCTTGCACATTGGGTTATAGAAGAAAACGGATTTCAAAAAGCAATTAGACAGGATACAGAAATAAAAGATTATTCAGCTCGTATGGGAATACACTTAGAAGGACATCAGACACAAAAAAACAAATTTGATCCGATTTATGGTGTTGGAAGTATGCAACAGTTGTTTGAGCAAAAGCTAATTAACTTACCTTATGGTAGTGCAGAAAGCGAAACAAAGAGTAATATATATCGTAGACAGCTAATTTATTTTTCTTCTGCTGCTAGTAAGGCTAGTAAAGCAAAAAGCTATAAATCAGATGTCGTAATGGCTAGTTGGTTTCCATTAAAAGTTATAAGAAGACTAGGAAAAGAACGGCTAGCTGAGGTAGGATTAGACTATGAACCTAGTTTTGGAGAATGGAATTTAAGCGATATGAACGAAAGCCCTTGGGGATAAAATGACACCAGAAGAAATACAATATCAAATTACACAATTACATTACGATAATCAAAGTGCATATTCTATGCGAGGTCGCATACGTTCTATTATGAATGGTGGACCGGATGGTTTACTTGCATTACTAGGTGATCAAATACAAGGTTTTCAAGACTATCAAATACCTGTACCTAACTTAATGATGTCAGGATTAGAACACCTTGCACAAAAAATAGGTCGTATTCCTAACTTAAAAGTAGATGTACCTAATGGTAAAGATTCTGATAGGGCTAGAAAGAAAGCAGAAAAGATAGCTCGTATTGTAAATGCTTACGATGACACACAAAAATTAGATTTACAAATGCCACAAGTTGGTAGATGGTTGCCTGGTTATGGTTTTGCTGTATGGGTAATTAGAGAAAAGAAAGGTGCTGACGGTACACCATATCCTTGTGCTGAACTGCGTGATCCTTATAATTGTTTTACAGGATATTATGGTGCAGATCAACAACCTAAAGAAATGGCTATTGTACGAAGAGTACCTAAAGAAGCTTTAGCAAGAACTTATCCTAAATCATCAGAAAAAATTATGTCTAAAGATGGATATGAAACTAATACATTAGGTATAGGTAATGCGTATGCTTCTGCTTATACAGATTCTTACAATGGTAGTTGGGCTAACTCAAATGGCGAAGGTGATTTACTAGCAGAATATTACAACATAGATGGAACATACATATTCCACATGACTTCTGCAACTATTCTTGACTTCATACCAAATCCACTAGATAGTGGACCTGCATTTGTTATTGCAAAGAAATTTTCTTTTGACAGATTGCAAGGACAGTATGACCAAATCATAGGACTTATGGCTTCTATGGCAAAGATTAATGTGATGTCAATAATAGCTATGGAAGATGCAGTATTTACTGAAACTAACATATCAGGAGAGATAGAGTCTGGACAATACAGAAAAGGTAGATTTGCAGTTAATTATCTTGCTCCTGGTACACAAGTTTCTAAACCAGCATCTAATGTTCCTTATCAGATATTTCAACAAATAGACAGAATAGAAAGACAACTTCGTGTAGGTGGTTCTTATCCTGTAACTGATGATTCACAAAGTCCACTTAGCTTTGCAACAGGTAGAGGATTAGAAGAACTAGGTGCATCTATGTCACTAATGATTAGAGAGTATCACACAGTTATGGCAGATGCTATTGAAATGATTGATGCTAAAAGATTAGAGTGGGATGAAAAAATGTATGGTGGCAAATCTAAAGAGCTATCAGGGTATTACAACAATCAATTTTATTCAGAAAAGTATGACCCTATAAAAGATATATCAGGTTCTTATAAAACTAGAAGAGTATATGGAGCTATGGCTGGATATGATGAGCCACAAAAAATAGTAACAGGGCTGCAATTACTCCAAGCAGGTATTATAGATACCCAGACACTACAAGAAAACTTAGATGGTTTAGATAATCTTGTAAGGGTGAATGAAAGAATTACAAAAGAAAAAGCAGATAAAATACTTTTCGATACATTATTGGCACAAGCACAACAAGGAGATACAAAAGCAACAATGGCTGTTGTGCAGATAAGAAAGAATCCATCAGATATGCAAAATATCTTAGATAAATTCTTTACTGCAGAACAACCAGAAATCCCTGTGGCTGAACAAGAATTGCTTGGAGGAGGTTCCCTACCACCACAGGGTCCTCCACCAGGCATAGCACAGTTATTACAAGGGTTAGGACAATAATGTCAATGAATAATGATTTTGCAGATATAGTACACAACTCGTTAGGTGATATTGATGAAAAAGGTGATGCTATTATTTTTCAAGCTGGAGATGAAGCAAAGATATACCATGACCAAATGCCTCCTTTAGCTTTTCCTTTTGGTTATATGATTATTAGTTCTACATTTATGTTTTATGATGATGAGGAGAATGAAGATGGCAACGAGGAGTTCTAGTAACAAAGGTCAAGCCACAGCACGAGAGTCTACTTTAAGAGATAGACAATCTGCTGCATTTGATGGTAGAAGTACAAATGTACAACCTGCAGCAATTAATACAAATGACAATACACGAGGAATTATACCTGGATTAACTGCTGGTATGACTTATGGCGAAGGTGAAGATATCAAAAACCAAGTTGCAGAAGGTGGAGGTTTACCTGCTACAGCAAGAGAGACAACTTTAAGAACAAGACAAGGAGATTTTTTAAACAACAATATTGACAGAGCTACAGAACGAGAAGAAGAAAGTATAATGACTGGTGCTGAAACAATTCAACCTGGTAATTATGCAGTTTCTAATTCACAAAACTTCCCTATTGCTAGACCTGGTACAGAGTATAAAAATGCAGATATGGTTTCTGCTTATGTAAAATCAGGTTTTAATGATGATATTTTAAATATATTAATTAGAACTACCTAATGGTATATCCAGAGTATAGCCAATCTAAAAAGGCAGAACAAAATTCTATTACTGATAAATATCTTTTAGATAAACAAAAAGAAATAAAATTTGATTCTGTAACACCACAAGAAGCAGAAAACATAAAGCAATTAGCTAGTGTATATAGTTTTGCTCCTGCTGGTCTTTTAACAGAGTTAGGAAAAAATGGTTTAAATGTTCAACAAGCAGAACCTTATGTTTTATCCTATGTAAATAGTTATGCAAATGATGGAAGAACTATTAGAAACAATGCAAGAGATTATCAGTTATCTAATGCAGGTATATATAACTGGATGCAAACATTAGAATCTGCAGGTAAAAGAGCTGCACAAGATGATAGAAATGTATTAGAAAGAACTAAAGGACAGTTTAAAAAATTTGTTCAAGTTGCATCAACTGGTATGGCAGCATATCCACAATTTGTTAGTAGATTATTAAAAACTTACATGATTGCTAGAGGTGAAGCCATTAAAAAATCAGTAGCAGAAGGTCAAGATATATCTTATATAAAAAATGGTGAAGAGTATTTAGACTTAACAAAAGCATTTACTAATCCAGTATTTATGAAAGAATTTTTAAATCAAGTAAAACCAGAATACACAAGTGGAAAAGAAGATTTAACAAAAGATTTTATACCTTTTTTAGATGGTGGACCAGCATTTGAAAAAGCAGGACCATCTGCGTTAACAATTGGTTTTGAACAATTTGGTGATAAATTTTTTGATTTAGAAAGACCAGGAGATGAATCAGGATTAGGTAACAGTTGGTTTCCATATTTTGGTTCTGGTTCTGAAGCATGGGATGAATCAAATAGAAGAGGACAGTTATACGCTAGTTTTAAAGGTTCAGCTTTTTCTGCTACTACAGAAGCACAACCTGTAACAGCAGGAGGTTTAGTAGCAGGTGAATTTGTAGATGCTAATACAAACGCATATAGAAATATATCTGGTGCTATTGATGGTTTGTTATTTATAAGAGGTGATTTAGCAAACAAACTACAAAGTATTTCACAAAGCACTAGACAAAGATACAAAACATTTGGACTAATAAAAGAAGTAGGTAAAGATGGAGTTACTAGATTAAGAACTGTTAATAGAGAAAAAGCTATTAATTATTTTCTAAAATCAGATGAGGGTGGACAAATAATGAAAGCCTGGTCTGAAAATTTAAATGACACAAATTTAATTGTAAAAAACTTTACACCAGAAATGTCACAAGATTTAATTAGAGCAAGTTATTTAACAACACCAAAACAAAAAGAACAAGCAGTAAGAAATGCTTTTGAGAAATGGGTGTTTAGTGACCCTAAAGGTATGCCTAGTATGCCACAAGGATATAAGTGGAATAAAACTGTAGAAAGTATTGGTCTTAATAAAATATTTAACAATTTATCTAATAATAAAGAAAAAGAAAAAGCAAGAAGACTATGGGGTGATTGGACTCCTAAAGATACTTTTGTATGGCAAAATCAAGCAGAAGTAATTGAAAATACAAGAAGATTTATTATTAATTCAAGAATACCTGCTACACAAGGTAATAAATTATTATCAAGTTTTGTTAATGCTACACTTCAAAATACAAATCCTGGTATAGGTTACACAACCCAAAAACAAGTATTTAATAAAATATTAGATGCTGCTGGTGAAGCAATGACAGAAGCTAAGGAAAGACCAGATGTTATTGAATCCTTTTTAGATATTACAAAAGGTAACTTAAAAGGATTTAGTACAGAAAATGTAGGTAGTTACTGGGTTAGTGATATATTAAGTTGGCACAATGTTAAAACAGCTACTCAAAAAGGTATACAAGGTATAGAAGGAGTATTTCCTGGACAACGAGCTAAGTTGAATGATTTAGGTAAACAAATTGTTATTGATGGTCAACCTCAAAAAGTACCAACACCACACTTAGCACAACAGTTACTTAAAGAAAGTATAACTGTTCCTAATATGAGAAGTATTAGAAACAGTACAGGTAGAGTTTCTAAAGGTATTAGAAATATGGAGTTAGCTTATGGCAAAAAAATTGCACAGGGTATAGATAAATATTTTGACAAAGATTTTGTTGCTACAGGATGGTTTGAAAAAAGTAGGATTATTGATAGTCCTAGATTAGCTACTCGTTCTCTTATAAATTTAATGTGGGGTGTACAAAAAGGTATATGGACACCATTACAGTTAATTACTAGAATTGCATTTCCTGTAAGGATTACAGGTGATGGTCAAGCAAAATTAGCAGCAGATGGGTACCCCTCATTATTTAAACATCCTATGGAATATTTTGGTTTATTGTTAGGAAAAAATAATAAAACATTATCAGGAGAAGTAGTAACAAAAACAGAGGCTTTTGGTAGAGTTTCAAGAGATAATACAAGATTATACTTTGGCGATAATGTTATAGAAAATCTTAAAAAAGGATATGACAAGTATGCTATTGATGATGCTTTTACAAATCCTAAATTAAAAAAACAATATTTAACTGCAGTATTAGAAGAAATAAAATTATTAAATTTAGGTAAGTTAACAAATATAGTTGCAGATAATTTATTAAAAAATGTTAGTGAATCAACATTAGCTAAAAGATTATTTAGAGGTGACTTAGATAACCTAAGATTAGATTATCAAACAAGTTTATTAGATGACAACATGACACCTGGAAATGCTTTATCAACCTATGAAAAAACATTAGCTTATGTTGATACACTTTATCAAAGAGTTAAAGAAGTTACTAATGACCCTGCGATACTTAAATTTATAGCAAGTGGTTCAGATACTTTAGAAATAGTAAACAAAAAAGGTGTTACTGAATCTTTAAAAATAATTGATGTACCACAAGGTAGCACTATATCTGAAATGTTTCAAACAGTTAAAAGACAAGGAATAGATGATAAAAAGTTTTATAAATATTTAGAAAATTCTTTTGATGAATTAAGACCATTAATAGAACAAGAGTTATCTAAGCCAGGTGGTAAACCAGTTTTTATGGGATTTCCATTAGTACAACAAGGTAGACCATCTTTAAAACTTACAGATATAAAAGAAGCACAGAATCAAATTAAAAAAGTATTAGATGCTGCAGTAACTGCATTGTTTGAATTTCCAGCAGGTATTGAAAGAGCTTTTAACAGAAGTCCATTGTATAGAACAGTAAGAAGTAAAACTTATGGAGATGCTTATTTTTTAATGGATGATGCAACACAAAAAGAATTTGTTAAATCTTTAAATAAATTACCAAAAATGTTTACAACAAAAATTAAAAATGACAAATTTATTAAAGGTATGGAAAAGTTTTTTGATTTAGATGCTTTAAATAAAAGTACAAAAGAAATTATTTTAGAAGCTATTGAAGAGTCTAAAACTAAAAAACCACCAACAGGAACACAATTATTTACAAGTCTTGAAGAAGTAGAAACTTTTGTAGATGCTAGAGCATTATTTATACACAATAACTTATTATTTAATTTGTCAGAAAGAGGTTACTTTGCAGATGTAACAAGACTTATGTACCCATTTATGGGAGCATACATTGAACAAGCAACTACATGGACAGGTGTACTATCAAGAAATCCATTTGCTATAAGAAAAGCAGGTTTAGTAGTTAATGGAGCTGAACAAGAAGGTTGGATAAATGAAGGACCTAATGGAGAAAAGTATTTTACTTATCCTTGGATAGGACCTGCAGTAGAAGAAAATTATTTTTATGACCAAAGTGAAAAAATAAAAATAAATGCAAGTGCTCCTCTACAAGCTATAAATATGGTTACACAAGGTTCTGGTCCAGGAGCAGGACCATATATACAAATACCAGCAGGTTTATACATACCAGATAAACCTGAGTTTGATTTACTTCAAAAACATTTTAATCCTTTTGGAGTTAAAGTTACTGATGCAGAATCATTTAAAAAGTTTGGTAAAACTTATTTATTGCCTTCATATATGGTAAAAGCAATTACTGCATGGACAGAAGGTGAAGGTGTATTTGCTGATGAATATTTATGGAATACACATTTAGTGCAAACTGCAAAAGCGTTAGCAGTAACAGGTTCGTACATTAATGATGCAGGTGAGATAGTAAGCGTTATGAATGATGCAGGTGGTTTAGACCAAGACAAATTGTTAGAAGGTGCAAAAGAAGTAGGTACTCAAACATTATTAGTTAGAGCGTTTAATCAGTTTTATTTACCTGCAGGATATTCGTATGATTACAGACTTAGAACAGATGCACAAATTGTTAAAGATTATGGTGAGTTTTTTGGTGAAGATGTAGAGCTTGGTATAGATGGAGAAGGATATTTAAGATTTTCTTCAATTATGTCTGTTTACAATAATTTAAAAACAGTTTTTGATGGTAATGATGAAGCAGCAATATTAGCTATGACAGAAATATTAGGAGCTAACTGGCTAGAAAGTGGAGAAGGTATAGAACCATTAACTTACTTAACAAGAGGTTCTAGCTACAACGAAGCTGGTATAAGAAGTACATCAGAAGATGGATTTAATTGGGAAAGAAATAATTCTAATTTAGAAGAACATATACCAGATATATTTGGTTTGTTTGCACCAGCCCCTATGCCAGGTGCAGATTACTCTTATGAAGCAAGATTCGCACAAAGAAGAAAAGGAAATATATTAAAACTAACAGCTGAAGAGTGGATAGAAGAATCACAAAAAATAGCTGGTGGTCGTATGTGGTCTTATCAAACATTATTGAAAGAACAAGAAGTAGGTAGAGAACTTACAATGCCAGAAAAAGGTAAAATATTTGAAATGGTTGATACTATGTTTCCTAATTGGTATGTAAAGTCTGTAACATTATCACAAGATGTTACAAGATGGAACGAATTAGAACAAGCTATGGGTATAGATGTTAGAGGTAAAGATAAATTACCAGAAGATATTTTAAAGCAAATACAAGAAAGTCCATTGTATAAACCACTAAAAGAATATATGGATGCTAGAGAAGCAACATTAGTAGAAATTGGTAAAATAAAAGGAACAAATAACAAGTATGGCAATGTTGCTAGTCAACATTATTATCTAAAAAATACAATGTTGACACAGCCATATAGAAGAA